TTCACTCAGGACGATGTCAACCGCATCGTAGCGAAACGAGTCGAGAAGTACAGCGACTATGCAGAACTGAAGGAAAAGGCTCAGAAGTTCGATGAACAGGTCGAAGCAGGTAAGTCCGAACTCCAAAAGGCCACGGAGAAGGCTGACCGCTTACAGGCCGAACTGGACGCAATCAAAACAGAGGCGTCCATCAGATCTATGCGTGAAGAGGTCGCTACGGCTACGGGAGTACCCGCGAGCCTGCTGACCGCAACTACTCAGGAAGAATGCGAGGCACAGGCTCAGGCGATACTTACGTGGTCACAGCAGAGAGAACCGAACGGATACCCAGTCATCCCTGACGGTGGAGATCCGATCGGAGAAGCAAAGAAAACCACCCGCGAGAAGTTTGCGGAATGGTTTAACGAAACTGTTTAAAAGAAAGGACAAATATCATGGCAGGAACACCTACTAACAGAACAAACATCACACTTCCCGCAGAGATGGGAAGAGAAATCCTCGCAAAGATGCAGACAGAATCCGCTGTTATGCAGCTTGCAAGACAGATCGAGCTCCCCGGCAGAGGAGTTGAGATCCCCGTTATCACAGCAGATCCTGAAGCAGCTTGGGTATCTGAAACAGGAGCAAAGCCCGTATCAAATCCCGGACTCTCCAGCAAACTCATGAGCGCATATAAGCTCGCTGTTATCGTACCGTTCTCCAACGAGTTCAGAAGAGACGCAGCAGCACTCTATGATGAGCTTGTAAGACGTCTCCCCAGAGCACTCGCTCAGAAGTTCGATGCTACAGTATTCGGCGCAGGCACAGCTCCCGGATCTAACTTTGATACTTTTGCTTCCGCAACAGCTCAGGACATCAGCGGAACAGGCACCTATGCCGGACTCGTTGCAGCTGATGCTGACATCGCAACTCACGGTGGAATCATGAACGGTATCGCTCTTTCTCCTCAGGGCAAGAGTATGCTTCTCGGAGCAGTCGATGGAGATCAGAGACCTCTGTTCATCAACAACGTATCAGAGGGAGCAGTTCCTATGGTACTCGGTGCAAAGACCGTGCTTACCAAGGGCGCTTATGTAGCCGGAACACCCAACACAGTCGGCGTAGCTGGTGACTGGACTCAGGCTATGTACGGCACAGTAGAAGGCATCAAGCTCGACTACTCCGCTGACGCTACACTGACATCCGGAGCTACCACAATCAACCTCTTCCAGCAGAACATGTTCGCAGTAAGAGCAGAGATCGAAGTCGGATTCCGCGCTGACGTAGCCTGCTTCAATCTCCTGACTGACTAATTGAAAGTCAAGATGATCAACAAGGCCTATGGGAATAATATGTGGGTCGCGGACGATCGAGTAGAAGAATATAAGACGGCCGGTCATAAGCTGGCCGTCGTTCCTACAGAAAAGCCCGCAGAAAATAAACCGAAGGCCAAGAAGAAGACGACAAAGAAATGAGGTGAGCAGATGGCTTATGCAACAGTAAACGATGTTCAGGCAAGAATGAGCAGGAATATGAGCTCCGATGAGCAGGAAGTATGCTCAAATCTGCTGGACGATGCAGCGGTCATCGTAGACGCCTATAACAGCAACGCGGGAAGCGATGCGAAAAAAGTAGCTTCGGTCCGTATGGTTATCAGGGCACTCGGAAGCGGAGACGATACAAGCTCGGCGCCTATCGGGGCGGTACAAGGAAGTATGTCAGCCCTCGGTTATTCGCAGAGCTGGTCCGTAGGATCTTCAGGATCTGTCGGGGAGCTATATCTCGGAAGACTCGAGAAGAAGCTCCTCGGTGTAGGAGACCGCATCGGATCATATAGCCCTGCTGAAGCGCTTGTGCCTGTTTGGGAGGCGAACGAAGATGATTAAAGGCATTACAGTCATCTTATATGACAGAACCAAAACAGGAACCGATGCGCTGAATGCTCCCATATACGAAGAGACAGCCGTACCTGTCGAAAATGTGCTGGTCACTCCGTTATCATCCGAAGAAGTCCTGCAGACATACACCTTAACGGGTCGCAGAGCGGTCTATCAGATGGGAATCCCTAAAGGAGACACGCACGAATGGACCGCGGGCAAAAAAGTTTCGTTCTTCGGTAACGATTGGAGAATAATCGGAATGCCTGAAGAGGGCATCGAGGACATGATCCCGCTGTCATGGAATAAAAAGGTCAAGGTCGAGTGCTATGAGCAAGGTTAAATTCAAACTAAACAAGAAGGGCGTAGGCCAGCTGCTTAAAAGCAAAGAGATGCAGAATATCGTCAGCGGTTATGCCTATAAAGCCCAGGCAAAAGCCGGAGCAGGGTACGAGGTTAATTCCTTCGTCGGATTCGACCGTGCTCATGCTACGGTTTACGCAGAAACAGCTGAAGCAAAAAGAGACAACCTTGAAAACAACACACTTCTTAAGTCGTTAGGAGGCGGATCATGATTCTATTCAAACTAATCGAATACCTTACGGGCGAACTCGACGTGTATGTAGGTGTATCTGCTCCTGAATCGACATCGGGGTATGTGTTAATCGACCAGACTGGGAGCAATAACAGAAACCACATAACAACCACGACCGTAGCGGTTCAGTCATATGGCGCTTCACTTGAGGATGCTATAAGGCTGAACGAACGAGTTAAAAGCGCGCTTCTTGATATCGTCAATGAAGACGAGATATCAGGCGTCAAACTTATTAATGACTATAACTTTACCAATACGGCTACGAAGCAATACCGCTGGCAGGCCGTATTTGAAATTACTCACTATTTAGGAGGAATTTAAATGGCAAATACAGTAAGCAATGTAACTGCGGGCAAGCCTAAAGTCTCCGGAGCCGTATTCAGAGCACCTGCTGGAACTGCAGTTCCTACGGATGCAACTACAGCACTGACTGATGCCTTCAAGGCACTCGGCTACTGCAGCGAGGATGGACTTGTTAACAGCAACAGCCCTTCCGTGACAAATATCAAAGCCTGGGGAGGCGACATCGTTCTTCCTATCCAGGAGGACAGAGAAGACACATTCCAGCTGACTCTTATTGAGGCGCTGAATGTTGAAGTTCTTAAAGCTGTGTATGGTTCCGACAACGTAACCGGTGCACTCACAACAGGTATCACTGTCGACGTTGGAACAGACCAGCCCGAAGAAGGCGTCTGGGTAGTTGATATGATCATGAGAGACGGAGCTCTTAAGAGAATCGTCGTTCCTCACGGCACTATCACAGAGCTCGGAGACATTACCTATTCCGATACGGAAGCGGTAGGCTACGAGATCACTATCACAGCCACACCTGATTCAGACGGAAAGACTCACCACGAGTATATTAAGCAGGCTTAACTGATAGTAAGGAGGGGACGAGATGAAAGCTAAGTTAAAAGACGGCTTCGAGGTTCAGATCAGTGAGAGCGTGGCAAACGACTGGAGATTCTTAACAGTTCTCCGCAAGATCGACAAAGGTGAGTCCGGTCTTATCGTGGATGCAGCCGAGTTATTGCTTGGCGGTGAAGAAGAGGTCGAAAGACTTGCGAAGCACTTAGAAGTTGACGGAGTAACTTCAGTCGACGTCATGGTATCAGCTATTACTGAGCTTATGGAGTCCGTTAACGAACTAAAAAACTCAGAACCCTCTCCAGCATGATAGATCTCGACGAGGATGCGCTTATATGCGACCTTGCAGAGACGTATCAGATCTATGACTATAGGTCGCTCCCGCTTCGTACGGTGGCGACCTTAGCCGCTGGATTGAGGGACGATTCAAGAATAAAACTAAAGGCCTCTGGCGTATCAGTAGGCCAAAATACGATGCTTCTCGCAAGCATAGCGGACAGAGTCGAGGCGTTCCGGTACGGATTCATGGCAGAATCCAAGTCCAGGAAGCAGCCTTTTTCACTCGTCCGTTTTTTGTTAGGCGAGGAGCAAGCAGAAAGCAATAAGGGCGCAGCGCAGACGTTCGATTCCGCTGAGGATCTGACGAAAGCGCTCGCAAAAGCAAGAGGAGAAATTTAAATGCCAGGTACTTCATTAGGAACAGCATATGTGCAGATCGTACCATCGGCTGAAGGCATAAAAGGCTCACTGACTAACCTAATGGGAGGCGAAGCTGAAAGCGCAGGAACCGCTGCAGGGACGAAGATAGGCACGTTCGCAAAGAAAGCGCTCGGAAAGGTAGCGGTAGGCGCTGCGATAGTGACGTCGCTCAAATCGGCTTTATCAGAGGGCGCTGCGCTTCAACAGTCCTATATGGGTGGTGTTGATACCTTATACGGTGAAGCAGCTGACGGAGTGAGAGCATATGCAAGGGAAGCGGCTGCAGCCGGTATCAGTATGAACGACTATTCGGAACAGGCCGTGTCGTTCGGTGCTGCTTTAAAACAGGCATACGGCGGAGATACTACCAAGGCAATGGAAGCCGCAAATACGGCCATACTCGATATGGCTGATAACGCTGCGAAGATGGGCACTCCGCTCGAATCCATACAGAACGCATACCAGGGCTTTGCGAAACAGAACTATACGATGCTGGATAACCTGAAGCTCGGCTATGGCGGTACAAAGTCGGAGATGGAAAGGCTCCTGAAGGACGCAGAGAAGATTTCAGGCGTTGAATACAACATCGACAACTTAGGAGACGTTTACGACGCAATCCACGTTATACAGGGCGAATTAGGGCTCACAGGGGTCGCTGCGGAAGAGGCATCACAGACCTTCAGCGGTTCGTTTAATGCCATGAAGGCATCGCTCAAAAACTTCTTCGGTTCGCTCGCATTAGGTGAGGACATAAAGCCAGCGCTCCATCAGCTCCTGACATCAGTCGATACATTCGTGTTCAATAACCTAATACCGATGATAGGCACGATTATAAAAGGGCTTCCTGACGTAATCTGGACGTTCATATCCGAAGGCATTCCGATGCTTTTGGAACGTATCAGCTCGTTTTTAGAGACTGGAGCCGAAACCCTTAAAGGACTGGCCAGCAACTTATCAGGTGAGAAGGTCAAAGCCTGGGCAATCGAAACGATACCGAAGCTGATAACCGCTGCAGGAGATCTTATAAAGAACTTTGCCCAGAGCCTCATAACGAATCTTCCGACGATAGTGCAGTCGATAGGGCAGATAGCACTCTCCATCGTAACTGGTTTAGGTTCTGCGATCTGGCCGAGAATAACCGAAGCAGCTTCAGGCATAAAGGATAGATTTTTGGAAGTTATGCACGGGCTATGGCAGGGCGTAGTCGAAACAGCTACAGCCATAAAGGACGGGTTCATGTCGAAGGTCTACAACATCCGCGACACTATCGGCGCGACTGCAACATCTATCAAAGACAAATTCCTTGCTCCTATATACACGTTGAGAGACACGATAAAGGGCATTATCGACAAGATAAAAGGCTTCTTCAGCTTCTCAGTATCAGCTCCGCACATTCCGCTTCCGCATTTTGCTATCAGCCCGAGCGGGTGGAAATTAGGAGACCTGTTAAAAGGGTCTATTCCGTCGCTTGGCATTGACTGGTATGCAAAGGGCGGTATCGCTACGAGTCCGGTAGTAGCTGGTATAGGTGAAGGAAAATCCGATGAGGCCATTCTTCCGTTAGATCCATTCTGGAAGCGCATGGACCGTATCGCAGATCAGCTGAACAGAAACAACGCCGGCGGTGGCGTTACCGTCAATGTATATGCCTCTCCTGGTATGGACATTAACGCACTGGCTGAAGTGGTGCAGCAGAAGATCATACAGACTCAGAAGAGGAGGAAGGCTGCATGGAGCAGAGTTTAATATTCGGAGGCATTAACAGTTCCGACTACGGGATCTACATTTCCGGAGAAGGCGTGTTCAATGCTCCTAAAAGAGACGTAGAAACTATATCAATACCGGGCAGGAATGGAGTGTTCCTGCTCGATCATAACAGATTCGACAATATCGTAGTAACATATCCGGCGCATTGCAAGACGGATAACCTGGAAGAGTTCCGTGCGCTTCTGAGGGATTACCGGAACGCATTGCTGTCATTGTCTGGCTACCAGAGGCTGACTGACACGCTCAACGGCGACGAGTATCGCATGGGTGCGTTTATAGACAGTTTCGATGCGGAACCTATCGGATACAGTACGGCTGCAACGTTCGACTTGAAATTCAATTGCAAACCGCAGAGATTCCTCAAGATAGGGGACTTACCCGTATCAGTAGCAAGCGGAGACACAATCACTAATCCAACACTATTTGACGCGCATCCTCTCGTTAAATTCCAAGCGAGTGGGAACGGGTCTATCACGATAGGGGATAAGGTAGTGCAATTCTATAACGCACCGTTAGGGTTGATACCGCTTGATATTAACGTCGGGGCGCAATACGAATCTGCTTCGGACACAAGGCAAGCCGTAACGTTTAGTGGCTCATACAACACGGGGGACACATTCACCATCAAGGGGGCAAAGGCTACGCTCCTATTGATAGCACCTGATGACATAACGGTAATGGCTTTCGGTGGTGGGGACGGACTGACCTATGAAGCACTCGAATCTTCAAAGAGTGGGCGGACAGCTTCTCTTACTTTTTCGGAAAAAGCGGAGACCACATTCACTATCGGTACATCCTCAACGGTCACCAAATCCTATCCCGTGGAAATGA